TCAGGTTCCTTCGGGAAAACGAAAGCGCGCCGCAATCCGCCGCGCCCAGGGTTCGGAAAGTGCCGTCTCGCAGACCGCATGGCCGGAATAGGCATGGATGAAACGCGGGCGGGCGCCGGCCTCGGTCACGATGCCCAGATGCTTGGCCACCGCGCCCTCGCGCATGCGGAACAGCAGCACATCGGCCGCCGCCACCGCGTCTTCATCGCCCAAGGGACGCAGCCAGCGCTGGGCCGCCGCCATCAGGTCTTCGCGCCCGCCGGCTTCGGACCAGTCGGCGGTATAGGCCGGAATCTCCTCGGGCAGCGGCCCCGCGACCTCGCGCCAGACCCCCAGCAAAAGGCCCAGACAATCGGTTCCCGCCCCCCGGCAGCTGGCCTGATGCCGGTAGGGCGTGCCCAGCCAGCCGCGGGCCGCCGCAACCACCGCCGGCCCGGTCACAGGCCGCGGCTCCCGCCGTCATGGGTGCGCCCCGGGGCGGGATAGGCCGTCAGCCAGTCTTCGCCCGGAACATGCGGAAAGCCGCGGAAATTCGCGAAGTTGGCGAATTTCGTCCGGCAGGTGGCCGCCGCCCGGTCGCAGCCCGCCACCAGCCGCAGCCGGTCCCCCGGCGCCGGCATCACCGCCAGCGGCTCCCACAGCTCGAATCGCCGGCCGCCGGGGGCCGGATCGTCGAGGCGGACCATCACCGTCAACCCTGCCGCCGGGCCATCCAGCGCCGTCAGCGACCCGCGCTCAAACCAGCCGGTCGCCTGATCGGCCGCCCCCAGGATCAAGAGCCCGCCCAGATCATCGGTGCCCGCCAGCACCCCTTCCGCCGTGTAACCCGCCTGCGACAGATCAAAGCCGCAGCGCGCATCCCCCGGCACCGCCGAGCAGCCGGCCTGATACACCCGCCCCTGCGGCTGGTTCAGCGCATCGCTCAGGCCGCGCAATTCCACCCGGAAACTGCCCGCCGCCCGCGTCACCTCGCCGAAATGGCCGCGGAACAGCACGATCCGCTGATCCGGCGCCGCCCAGTTCACCTGCCAGCACCGCACCTCGGCCCCGTCAAAGCGCCCCGCCGCGATGTCAGCCTCATCAATCGCCGCCGAGGTCAGCGCGCCCACCGCCTCGGAATTGTCCACCGCCAGCCCGGTGACCTGCTGAAAGGCCCGCGCCGTCATGCCTGACGCGGCACGGAAGGTCACGCCGTCAAAGCTCAGGTCGCGGTCGTGATCGGTAAAACCCATCACCACCCCGTCGCCGCGCGTCACCGACCAGCAGCGGCAGACCGTGGTCACGCCTTCCGCCAGATGCGCCAGCAGCCCCGCCCGATCCGCCGTCACAGCCGCACCTCCACCACCGGAACCGCCGGAACCTCACCCGCCCGGAAGGACGCCATCGAGATCTGGATGCGGTCGGTGTCAAACCGCACCGGCACATCAAACTCGAACCCCGCCGTCACCTCGGCCCCGATGTCGGGCGGCAGGGCAAAGCGCACCAGCCCGGTCGCCGGATCGACCGTGAACTCCTGCCCTTCCACCTTGGGGTCGCCGCCGACCGCAACGATCACCGTTCCGGCCACCGGCTTGACGATCGGGCGCAGATATTCCGCCTCGCCCGACCGGTACACCTTCACCAAGGCGAATTCGGTGCGGAGGCCGTCGCCCATGCCCAGCCGCTGATCGAAATGTGTCAGCCGCTCCGACGGCAGGGCAGACCGGTGATCGGCCCAGTCCTTCCAGCGAAAGCCGTGCAACTGCCCGCGCCGCGCCTCGAAGAAGGCCAGCAGCCGCTCAAGGTCATCGGGGCTGCGCAGCCCCATCCCGGCATCATAACGGCGCAGCGAATGCTCCCAGGGCGTGTTGCGCTCTTCAAAGCCGTTGGCCAGCGTGACGATCTCGGTCCGCCGTTCGGGGCCCCCGGCCGCCCCGAAACTCAGGTTCGCCGGAAAGCGGATGTCGTGAAAGGTCATGGTTCCCCTCAGCGGTTGCGCTGGCCGCGCGCCAGCATGCGTTGCGCCTGTGCCGCGATCTGCGTCTGGCTGCGCTGAAAGCCCTGCACGTCGGGCGTCTGGATGTTCATCACCACGGTCACCGGCCGCTGGCCACCGCTGGCCTGTACGCCCAGCCGCCCGTCCGCCCCGCGCGCCAGAGGCATGATCGCCTCCGGCCCCGCCTCACCCATCAGCCCGGTCGCGCCGCGCATCGGGAAGGTGACGGGCGCACTGACCACGCCACCCTTGGCAAAGGGCATCACCCGGCCCTGCGAGAATGCGCCGCCCTTTTCAAACGGCATCAGCCCGCCCAGAAGCCCGATCAGCCCATTGGCCACCGCCCCGCCAAGCGCGTTCTGCACCGGCTTCATGGCAATGGAATAGATCGTGTCGACCATGCTCTGCGCCACCGTCTTCAGCGCATCGCTCAGCTTCATGCCGTCAAAGACCAGCCCGTCGAAGGCCCGCCGCAGCCCGCCCCCGATGCCGCGCGACAGGGTGCCCACCTCGCGTTCGGTGAAAACCATGCTGTCGCGCAGCCGGGCCAACTCGCCCTCAAAGGCCGCAGCCGCCGGCACCGCGCCGCCCAGCACCGCCTCAAGCGCCGCGATCTGCTCCTGAAGATCGTCGATCTCCGCCATCCGTCCGCTCCTTCATCCCGTCGGGAAAGGCCGCTGCCAGTTCCTCCAGCCGCGCCCGCGTCAGGGGCGGCGCCACGGCCTCCGCCCCCAGCATCATCCGCAACTCGACCGGGGTCAGGCGCCAGAACGCCTCGGGCGCCAGGCCCAGCCGCCCGATCCCGGCCCGCATCAGGCCCGCCCAGTCGATGCCGCTCATGTCTCGCCCGGCAGGGCAAAGGCCCGCGCCAGCAACTCGGCCGCCACCCGCGCCGCCTCAACCGCGCCACCGCGGATTTCCGCCGTGCGCAGGTCGTCCGCCGTGCCCTGCCAGCCGCCGCCGCGCAGGCCCGCGACCACCACCGCCAGCACATCGCGGGTGCGGAACGACCGCCCCTCGAACCGCTCGACCAGTTCGATCAGCGACCCCGCCTCCAGCGCCGCTTCCAGTTCGGCCAGCGCCCCCAGCGTCAGCCGCGCCACATGGCGACGGCCGTCCAGCCACAGCGCCACCTCGCCCGCCCAGGGGTTCGCCATCAGAGCGCCGTAAACGTCAGCGCCCCGGCCGAGGCCAGCGTCATCTCATAGGTCGCCTCGCCGTTGTGGCTGCCGGAATATTCGATCGCCGTGATCTGGAACGGCCCTTCGACCACGCCGAAATCGGGCACCACCACCTGAAAATCCGGCATCTCGGCGTCAAAGAAGATCTGCCGCGCCCGGGCATCGGTATTGGCATCGCGAAAGACGCCCGAGCCCGAGATCGCCGCCGATTTCACCCCCGCGCCCGCCAGCAGCTCACGCCAGCCGCCCGCGCTTTCCAGGCTCGTCACATCCACCGTCTCGGCGTTGAACGAAAGCCGCGTCGCGCGCAGCCCCGCCACCGTCTCGAACTGCCCGTCGCCGGTCAGGTCCACCTTGATCAGCAAGTCCTTGCCGTTCTGCACCGCCATGTCGGCCTCCAAAGTTCAGAATTCGATCCGCGCGCGGAAGGTCAGGTCAATCCGCCTGACCGCCCCCGCCTCGCGCCGCGCTGCCGCCGCCCGCTGGAAGGCCAGCGACACCAGCCGACCCGCCGCCAGCACCAGTTCGGCATCGGCCAGCGCCAGTGACACCTCGGCCGCCGCCGTCTTGGCCGCCAGAAACCCCGCCGCCGTCGAGATGACGCTGATCACCAGCCGGTGTTCGGCGCCCCCGCCGCTGCCGTCGCCCCGGTCCAGCGCCACTTCCGGGCCCAAAAGGACAAAGGTCGCCGGCCGCGTGCCCGCAGGCATCCCGTCCACCACCGGCACCCCGGCCAGCCCCGGCCAGCCTGCCAGCCGCTGAAACACCGCCGCCTGCAGGGCGGCCGCCGCGTGATAGCTCATGCCGGAACCTCCTCGCGGCAGAAACAGGTCAGGTGGCGGCCCGCCGCATCGGCCTCGGCCACCGCCAGTATGGCAAAGCGGCGCGTGCCTTCGGCAAAGCGCTGCCCCGGTAGCGGGCGCCGCGGATTGCCCACCGGCGCGCCGCGCACCACGATCCGGCAGGCGGTCAGGCCCAGGATCACCTCTTCGCCCTGCCCCTCGCGCCCCGCGCCCGGCGTGACCTCGGCCCAAAGCGTGCCAAGCGCCACCCAGATCACGCCCTGCCCGCCGGCACCGTCGGCCACCGCCTGCGACGCCTCCAGCACCAGCCGCCGGTTCAGCCGCCGCCCGCTCATCGCGCCGCCCCGCCCAGAATGCGCACCGTGCGCCAGCGCTCGATCAGCGCCTGCACCGCATGGGGCAGCCCCGCCGGGCGGTCCTCGGCCTCATGGCGGTTCTCATAGAACCCGGCCGCCAGCAGCAGCACCGCCTGCGCCAGATCGGCCGGCACCGCCGCCCAGCCCGCGCCAAAGCCCGCCTCGAAGATCACCTCGGCGCGCCCGCCTTCGGGCACCACCGGCAGCAGAACGCCCACCGCCGCCAGCTTGGGCCGCGCCATATCCGCCACCAGCCGCCAGCGGTCGGGGCCAAGCACCGTCTCGGCGCCCTGCGCGTCGATCACCTTCACCGACAGCACCGCCGAAACGGGCGCCAGCGGCAGGGGCTGGGCATCGCCCTGGCGCCAGTCCTCCAGCACCAGCTTGTACTGACGTGCAAGAAGCGCCTTCGCCGTCCGCCCCTCGATCACCGCCATCGCCGCCCGCAGATAGCCCTCGATCAGCCCGTCCTGCATGCCGTCATCGGCAAAGCCCGAGCCCAGACGCAGATGGTCCTTCAGCGCCTGCACCGGCAGCGCCGCGCCGGGCACCGTCGTCAATTCCGTCAGCATCATCTTCCCGTATCCCTTGCCAAAGCCCCGCCATGGACGCGCACCCCGCACCGCTCGGACGGAGGGAGCAGCTAGACGGCGCGGTCAAACCCGGCGCGCGCCCATGCCCGGCCCCGAAGGGCCGGACATCCCGGCCCCTTACGAGACCGCGATCTTCAGAAGCTTGATCGCCGCAAAGTCGGTGACATCGCCGCCCACCCGCTTCGAGGCGTAGAACAGCACATGCGGCTTGGCGCTGAACGGATCGCGCAGGATGCGCAGGTCCGGACGCTCGGCAATGGTATAGCCGGCGCGGAAGTCACCGAAGGCAATCGGATAGGTGTTCGCCCCCACATCCGGCATGTCCTCGCAGATCAGCACCGGATAGCCCATCAGCTGCGGCGGCTGGCCGGCCTGCAGGCTGTCGCCCCACATGAAGCGGCCGTCGGCATCCTTCATCTTGCGCACCGCGCCCGCGGTCTTCGAGTTCATCACGAACGTGCCGTTGGCGCGGTAATCGGCCCCCAGCGCATAGACCAGGTTCACGATGCAGTCGCTGGCATTGGTGGTGGCAAAATCGGCCGCCGCACCCGAGGGCACATAGCCCAGGCTGCCCCAGGTCCAGGACGCATTCGCCACCTTGGCCGGCAGCAGGATGCCCTTGGGCTTGTCCACCCCGTCACCGTTGATGAAGGCACCCGCCTCGGCACGGATGAAGCGGGTGGCGATCTTGCCGGCCAGCCAGCCTTCCACGTCAAAGGCGCTGTCATCCAGCAGTCGCTGGCTGGCCTTCGGCATCGCCGACAGCTCATGCAGCTTGATCGAGATGCGCTCGATGGTCGGCGTGGTGGTTTCGCTCTGCGATCCGGTCTCGGTCGCCCAGCCCGAGCCCACTTCGCTGCGGTCGATCAGCACATCGAAAGACACCGCATCGACCTGCGCCACATTGGCCACCGCCCGCAGCGAGGCCGTCGACAGCAGCATCGAGCGGATGGTGTCCGCCGTCTGCGGGTCCACCAGATAGCCGCCATCGGCCGCAACGGCGGTCGACATCGCCTTGCCTTCCAGCACAAGGCCCCGCAGCCCGTCATCATCGCCCGAGCGCAGATAGGCGCCGAAGGCCTTCTTGTGGGGCACCTCACGCTCGGCCGCGGCCGAAAGCGGGGGGCGGGAATAGGTCGCGGTCTTGGCGTTCAGCATGTTCAGTCGCTCTTCCTGATGTTGCAGCGATTTCTTCACTTCCACCTGAAAGCCATTGAAGGCGTTCAGAAAACCGGCCATGGCCTGCGCCGTCTCCGGGTCATGGGCCGGGAACAAGCCTTCCCCGGCCCGAGAGGTTGTCTCGGTCATCTCTTCATCCTTTCCGTAATGGCCCTACCGGGCCGCGCCCGCCGCCCAGACCAGCCGGGCCTCTTCAAGAACCTGTGTCAGCCCGTGCCACATCCCGGCCGCCGCCGACTTGGCCGCCACCCGCGCTTCAGGCAGCATCGGGAAGGTGACCAGCGACACCTCCCAAAGCTCCACTTCCTGCAGCAGGCGCTGGCCCTTCCTGTCACGCTCGGCCCGCAGGGTGCGGTAGCCGATCGACAGCCCGTCGATGGCGCCCGCCTCCAGCAGCGCCGCCGCCTCGCGGCCCCGCGCCACTTCGGTCAGAAGACGCCCCTTCACCCAAAGGCCGGTGGCATCCTCGCGCACCTCGTCCCAGATGCCGATGGGCTGTGCCGGGTCGTGCTGCCACAGCATCTTGACCGCCCGGCCCCCCGCCGCCAGCCGCTTCAGACTGGCGGCATAGGCGCCCTTCAGCACCACGTCGCCGCCCTGATCGCGCTGGCCGAACAGGCTGGCATAGCCCTCGATCACCCGGCCCTCGCGCAGCACCAGCCCCTCGGCGGGCCGGTGGTCCTTGCGTTCAGGCGCCCCGTTTGTCGCGTCCATCTTCACCTCATCGCCGTTCGGATGATGGCCTCGGCGCCCTGCGCCAGCAGAAAGGCCGCCACCCCGTAAACCCCCAGCCAGATGCGCTTTTCCAGCCGCTCCAGCACCGCGTCGATCTGCGCCAGCCGCCAGTCCAGCGCCGCCCAGCGTTCCTCGGCCACCCGCTCGTTGGCCTCGATCCGCGCCGCCGCCGCGTCGAAACTGTCGTAAAGAAAGCGCGACCCGGCCGCCGTCTGTGGCCGCCGCGCGCTCATTCTTCCTCCGCCAGACGCGGCAGGCCCAGGATCAGCCGCTTCTCGGCCGGCGTCAGGAAATCGGCCGCCCCCACCCGCGCCCATTGCTGGTCACGCTCGGCCGCCAGCGCCGGGATCTGGTCAAGGTCGGGGCGCAGCTCCACCGCCTCACCGGTGAAACCCGCCAGCCAGTGGCTGACCGCCGCCGTCACCCGCGCCACCAGGGGCAGCACGGTCAGCCGGTAGAAGGCGCGGTTCGCCTCCTGGTAATTGGCATAGGTCGCATCGCCCGGAATGCCCATCAGCATCGGCGGCACCCCGAAGGCGATGGCAATCTCGCGCGCCGCCGCCTGCTTGGTCTGGTGAAACTCCATGTCCGAGGGGCTGAAGCCCATCGGCTTCCAGTCCAGCCCCCCCTCCAGCAGCATCGGCCGGCCGGCATTGCGCGCGCCCTGATGATGCGCCTCCATCTCGCCCACCAGCCGGTCATACTGGTCGGGCGTCAGCTGGCCCTGCCCGTCGGTGCCGCGAAAGACGATGGCGCCCGAGGGCCGCGCGGCATTGTCCAGCAGCGCCTTCGACCAGGCGCTGGCGCTGGAATGCACGTCAATCGCCGTCGCCGCCGCCTGCAAGGGCGAAAAGCCGTAATGGTCGTCCTGCGGATGGAAGGTGCGGATATGGCAGACCGGCTGCGCGCCGCCCCCCATGTCAAAGCGGTGGCTGCGCCCGGCGACCGTATAATCATAGGCCACCGGCCAGCCATCCGCCCCCGGCACCAGCGCCATCCGGTCTGGCCGCAGCACATGCAGTTCTGCGGGCAGCGCGGTGGCGCCGGGGACGGCCTCAAGATAGGCATTGCCGGCCAGCAGAAGGAAGCCATAGACCGCCTCGAACAGTTCCGCCCGCCCCTGTGCGCCGTTCGGCCGGCGGATCAGCTCCAGCACCGGATGGGTTTCATAGCGCCGCTCGGCATCCTGCAAGACCAGCGGCAGCGCCGCCGCCGCCTCGGCAATCAGCTTGACGGCGCGAAAGCCGATCGGATTGCCCTGAAAGCCCGAACGCGCCAGCGAAACCGCGTCGCGCGGGCTCCAGGCCACGCGCCCCGCATTGCCCCAGGCCACCACCCGGCCGGTGGCCGAGGCCTTCTGCTCGGGCGTCTTCGCGCCGGTGCGTTTGAGAAAGTCGAACATGCTGAGCCTCTCCATCCTGCACCGGGCCGCCCCCGCCCGGCCCTTCGCCGTCGTGATGAGGGCACCCTAGCCCCCCGCCGCCAATTCCGCGTAAACCCACCGCGCGCTGCCCGGCGCCCGCCCGCAACGGGGCGGCCCCGATTGCGGCCGAGACCCGGGCGGGAACCCGCAGGAAGTGGCGAAGGCGATGGCCTTCGCCATGGTGAGCGAGCGGTGCGTGTGAACACGCACCCTACACCAGCCCCACACCTGTCCGGGCGGGAAAAGGCGAGGCACTGCCTCGTTCCCGCCCGCGCGCGACGGGTCAACCAGAGTCGGTCCGGCACGCAATGCCAGAGGCCGGCGCCTGCCCCGGCGGGCGAGAAGCGCCCGCCGGGGGCGGGGCGGGCGCTGGCCGGGCCTTTGAAGCCCGGCCGGTGAAGCTTGCCGATGTTCCTAGGTGGCGAAGGCGATGGCCTTCGCCATGGCCCCATCCCACCACAAGCCCCGTAGAGTGCCTGCCCACACCCACCACCCCACCCCTACCCCAGCGTCCGCATCTGCGGCGACTGGGTCCGCAGGCTTGGCTCCAGGATCAGCTCGGTCAGCGCCCAGACCAGCGCGTCCAGCCGGTCGGGGCTGCCCTTGCCGTGATAGCCCTGCGGCGTCATCCGGCACATCTGCTCTTCCAGCGCATGCAGCCCGCGCACATGGGCCACCCGGCCCAGCTCGTACAGCCCCGCCACCGGCTCGGCCCGCGCCGCCTTGGAAGTCGTCGCATGCACCAGCTTCAGCGGCACCACCGCGTCGATGTTGCGGATGACCGAGGCCACCAGAAGCCCGCCCTGATTGGACTCGGCGATCAGCCGCTGCGCCCCGTGGCGCTGCATCGCGGCCAGCGCCGCCCGCGCCCAGATCTCGGGCGAGGCGCGGGCGACCGTGGCATCCTCCAGCACCACCGCGCGCCAGTTTTGCGGCGGGCCCCTGGTCACGGCGCCCACCACCACGATGCCGCATTCGTCGCTGGCGCGTCCGCCGGTCACCGCCGGGTCCACCGCCACCACCACGCGGTCGAACTCGGGCAAGGCATCGACCCGCCCCTTTTCCAGCATCTCGGTGGTCCAGAGCGCCCCCTCGACATCCTCGATCAGCAACCCCTCCAGCTCCTGCTGGCCGCGCCGCGTGCCGCCAAAGCGGTGCTGCACCTCGGCCAGGAACGAGGCCGCCAGATTCGCGCGGTTCGCCTCGGTCGGGGCATGGGTCATCACGGTCGAGGGGTTCTGCAACACCCCCTTCAGCACCGCCACATTGGCGGGCGTCGTCGTCACCACCTGCTGAGGGTTGTCGCCCAGCCGAAGCGCGAACTGCAACTGGTCCCAGGCCTCCTGCCCCTTGGGCCATTTGGCCAGCTCATCGGCCCAGGCGGCATCGAACTGCGGCCCCCGCAGGCTTTCGGGATCGAAGGCCGAATAGACCTGCGCCACCGCGCCGTTCGGCCAGACCAGCCGCTTGCGCCCTGCCTCCCAGTCGGGCCGGCGGTCAGGCGGGGAACAGGCCAGGATGCCGCTTTCCCCCATGATCATCACCTCGCGCACCTGATCGACCGTCTCGCCGACCAGCGCCACGCGCCGCGCCCGCCCCGGCGCCTCGGGCGTCGGGCCTTCCACCTGCGCGCGCACCCATTCCGCACCCGCCCGCGTCTTGCCCGCACCGCGCCCGCCCAGGATCACCCAGGTCTTCCACGCCCCCTCGGGCGGCAGCTGATGCGGCATCGCCCAGAATTCGAACAGCCAGGGCAGCGACAACAGCGCATTGTCCGTCAGCCCGCGGATGAAGTCATCCGCCACCTCCTGCGTCGCGGAGGCGAGCCAGGCGGCGCCCGATTTCATCGCGCGCGGCGTCAAAGTCGAGACCGGCGGCTCCGACAGCCCCGGCAGCCTGCTTGCGGAGTTTTTCAACCTTGTTCCTTTCCTCAATGTAAAGCTGAAGCGCCGTGCGAAGGTTCGCGACCTGCGCGCGCGCCTCCTTCACATGGTCGAACTCACCGCGTTTGACGGCCTGAACCGTCAGCGCGATGACTTCCGCCGCCTCGCTCAGCCAATCCGCCGTCACCGCCAGAACCGCGTCCGGCGTGTTCTCTCCGACAGAGAAAGTGATCGTCATGCCTGCCTGACCTGCCTCTCATGCTGCCCCCGCACGAGCGAAATGAAAAAACGGCTGCGGGGTTCCCCCCGAGCCGTTGCCCACTTCTCCTAGCATGCCTGAAACACTACTTCAGGCCGTGCGCCCTGTCAAATTGCCCGCCCCGGTTGCAGCGCGCGCGCCGTTAACCCTTCGGCTACTGCGGCGGCCAGCGGCCCTCTTTCAGCATCTGGCGCACTTCCAGCGGCGGATAGATCTTCTCCAGCATCGCCCGGTCGTTCAGCGCCACCCGCACCTCCTGCAGGGCAGCCGCCGTCGGGCTGCCCTCGGCCACCTTGGCCTGCGCCGCCAGATAGGGCAGCGTAAAGCCGCGCCCGTCCACCGCATCCAGCCGCGCCCCGCGCTTCATCAGGAAGGCCGCCATCTCCCAGTTGTCCACGATGGCCGCCGCCAGAATCGGCGTGGCCTTGTGATAGCCCTTGGCCTCGATATCGCCGCCGGCATCCAGAATCGCCCCGACCTTCTTCTGGTCGTTCTGCTTGATCGTCCAGAAGATGATCGGCAGGCCATCCGGCCCCTCGGCTTTCGGGTTGGTCTCTGCCGCCGCCATGCCATCCGTCTCCTTGCAGCCCGCAAGCGGCGCCATCACCAGCCCCGCCGCCATCAGCGCGGCGAAGATCAGCCTAGACCCTCCGCCGCTCAT